GGGCGAAGAGCATACCATAACTCGATTTACTCAATGCGCGAACGATAGGGGGAGCCTGACTCAGCGACTGCGCCGTTCGTTTGACGTTATCTGCGGCCATGCGCTTGAGTTCGAAGTCCTTCATTTTACCCACCTTAGTATTAGGATGGTTGGCCGCAGCCTTACGAAGCACACCTAGCTCATGCTCATAGTAGGCTATCTTGTAGGCTCCATCCACCGAAGCGGATAGACCCATCAGCTTCTTCTCAGTGGATGCAATAAAGCTTTTACCTTTCCCAATCACAGGGGCTTCATCTAAGACTTCGTTTAGTCGGGACATGAAATCCTTGCTACCTGCATTGGCATCAAGAAGTTCTTTGATCATTCCGGCGCGAAGCTCATCTCCTAATACGCCTAGTGTGACGTATTCAGATAGGACGGCATCCATCTCATCAGGATTCTTGAACTGTTCTTTCGAGAACTTAAAAGTATCAACAAGAGTTGACCCCATCTTTCTCAACGGAATACCATTGGCTGGGCCGAAGAACATTACGTTCCCTAGAATGTTACGCGCATAGAAACCCACTGAGCCTAATGTTTTAAGTAACATAGACTTACCTGTGAGGTTTTGGAGTAAAGAGGCCGTCTTGGATACAACCTCTTCAGCAGTGGAGGCTCCAGAGTTGGCGAAGCTTGGGTTAATAACATCTGCCAAATCCTCCACTAAAGACTTCTCAGCATACATGTAAGCGAACGGGTCGTTCTTGTTCGCGTTCGATTTCATCTGAATGAAGTCAGGGTATTTATCGGGATCAGCGGCATACGTTTTAGCATCCACCATGAACCCTTGGTCTTTACCAACAGTGGCAATGTTACTTCTGAATACTTGTTCGGCAGCTATGGTTGAAACTGTAGCATAAGTTCGGGCGATAAGATCAGTCCCAACTTCCTGACCATACTCTCCGAGGATGTTTCTCAACTGTTCTGGTAGGTCTTTTCTCTCGGAGAAATTTTTAGCTATTTTCGAGTAGCGGCTGCTTGTTATGGGAGAGCCTGAGTGGACACTTTCATACCTTTGGATGAAAGCCTCAAGAGCTTTCTCTCCATGAGTAGACCCCGCTCCTGCTTTATCGTGGGCATCACGTAGAGCTTTATCTGCGGCGTCGTCAGCTTCTACAGCAGACTTATTCTGATTTAGCGCGGCGGCTCTAGCTTTGTCCTTAATGTCCTTGTCAAAGAAGGCCATGCCTTCTGCGCGGACTGCGCCATACAAAGGATCTTCCCTAACCTTTTGAGCGAACGTCGGGTCGTTAAACATCCGGTAGCTCCTCGTGATGTAGAAACCACCTGTCTGGTCAATACGGACGCGCAGTTCATCTGAAATACCCGCTCCTTTAATCTTCTCTTGTAGCGGTTGGATAAGATCACTCCGCATCGAAGTTATCAGTGATGCGAGTCTGGGGGACCTCGCGGCGAGATCACTCAAAGCTTGCGCCGTCTCTAAGTTCCGCGCCGCAATAGCCGACTGTTCTTTTGAATCGATTTCGGCAGCGGAAGTCTGTTCTGACGCAACCTTCTGCACTTTCTTTTGTGCGCGTGTCAGAGTATCGTCTGCTTCAATCTTTTCGACTCTAGCCCGATGCTCGCTTTCTTTAGTTACATAGAAACTGTTCTTAACTAGCGAGTCTTTGTTATATCCCTGAGCAGTTGCAATTGTTAAAAGAGTAGAATCATCCAGAATGATGCCGTCTTCTTTAATGACATCATTAAATTTACGGTGGAATGATTTAAGGACGTGTAGCCCTCCCCTCTTGAACTCGTCTCGTTGATCCAACATACTCTTAATTGGGGAGCCTAGATCACCTTGGAACATACGAGCCATTACCCCTTTGGGTGACTTATAAGTTTTGTATTCCAACTGAGAGATCTCAAGGAGTTCTGGTATCATTGAGAAATCATACTTATCTCCAGAAGAAACCGGATTAGGATTTCGGCTAGACGCAAACAGCGGGAAGTCCAAACCAATCTCCCCCTCTTTATCCATGACGAGATCGTTGTACTTGTCTTTTATTAACTGAATGCTCTCAGGATCTGCGTCTTTAATTTCAGATCGATATTCCGTGATGGCTTCCGCGATCTTTTCGTTCGTTCGCTCCTTTAAGAGAGCCTTACCCGCTGCACCTTTATAGAAAGCTTTCAAAGACTTACTCCCGTGAGATAGGTCGAATACATAGTCTGTTTCGTTGCCCGTATTTACCCAATGTTTTTGGTTAATTCTGTTGGTAGGTACTTCACCCCCGTGCATAGCCTCAAACAAATCAAATTCTCCGTCGTTCGGGGATTCAAGTAGAGCTGTGGCACTGTCAGAAGCTTTTTTAAACAACCTATCTACTGTTTCCACAGCAAAATCTAAAACGCTTTGTTTTTCCGCGAGGCTCAATTCGGAAAAGGCAAACCCTTGCTTCTCTTCCTGAGTGATTGGGCCTTCTTCTTCTTCTTCAAAAGCACTATCTAGTTGGTCTTCAACGCTTAGTTCTTCGGTAGGGGGAAGGCTAAGGTTTTCTTTTATTGTACTTACCGTAGCTTTTGGTAACCTCAGACTATTCAGTATTACCCATTTCTCGTGTGTCTTTTGTACGGGTGTTGGGGAACTATTCTTTTCCAAGTTCCTAAGAACCTCTTTTCTCGACCGGTCATCGACCTCGAAACCACGCCTCCCCCACATAGAGTAACCGACCATCGTTCCAGTAAAGGTAGGCATAATCGTTGCTAGTTCATCATGTGCATCTACCCCGAATTTATTTTCTACGTGTCTTAATACTTCCGTTCGGGCTGTTTTCATGGCGACGTTCTTGTAGTCCCCACCCCCTGTTGTCGTTAAGACGTTAACCCCCGTTTGGTCTGCGGTAGCAACGACTGCGTTTAGGAAATCACCTGAAAAACTTCTCGCAGCCGTGGTGTAATTTTTCATCCAGTCGATGTGGATTTCCCCTCCTCTTTCTAGCCGGATTTGCAACATGGCGGCTCGTGACTCTTGTCCATCAGCGGCTTTCAGATCAGTGACATTTACCACAAGACCTTCACCACGCCACCGTTCCTCGTCCTGTTCTACAGTGATTTCTAAAGAATCATTGCTGAGACTCTCTAACGAGTCCATAATAACTTGGTGATCCATACCCGTATCTGGATGGGGATTCTTGACGTCATAATATTCTACGCTGTCTTCAACATCTACGAAGTATTGACCATCAGTTACGGCTAGTTGCGCCCTCCTCATAATTCGGTTAAGTGAATCCGCAGGAAGTGAGGAAGTAGCTAAAGTTATGATCTGGTCTACTGCCTCACCGTAGGCTTGAGCTTCTCCAAGGACATCATTCTCCATGAAGCGTTTGAACTCAAGCATCGTGGCTTCGGGGTTAGCCGTGTCAAACGGAGTCTTGGCGCGAACTGTGTTGAAACCAGCGTTGATGAGCTGGATCTCACCGTGGATCTTACGGAGCATAGAATCTAATGCTCCTGACCCTCCCTTCATCTCGCGCATAGCAGCGAGCCTGCTGAAGATTCCTCTGAAGTATCTCGACAGCATCTGAATCAGAGACGGCTTGGATGTCCAGAATTCTATGTCTTGCTCAGTCGTAAACCCGCGAGTCACTTTCTGTAGGTGCATACGGAGCTTCTCTTCGGCTAATCGCCTTTTGAGGATTGTCAGTTCTTTCTCCTGCTCCTCAGTAAAGTTCTCTTCTGTAGACGATTCTAAGAGGGCTATATTTTCTTTTAGAGCATTAGGGTCTAGGTAGTATTCCTCCGCGATGTCCTTAAAATTATCTAAGCTTAGTTGGCCGATGTAGCTATTTATTTCGGCGGTAGTAAGCGAATTCCAAGACGCTACGTGGACTACTTCTTCACTGATAACACTCTCAACATACACACGCGATCCAACCGAATCCATGTCCTCGACTGCCTCCATTATTAAGTCGGGTCTGATGAAGATCTCATTACCTAAAGCCCAAGCTGGCGAATCCATTGCCTGCGGATCTTTTTTCTTGGCCTCCGTCACTTTCATATTGTAAGGTAAACGGCTTTTGAGGTGGAGCATAAGAGATTCAAATTCCCTTTGGTCTTTCTTATTGCGCGTCGATCCCTTTTTAGATTTAGACAGGAACGAAGCAAAATTCGCGTCTTGGGGGTCTGTTGGTCTCTGTGCTGTTTCCAACACCGGAGCCTCTACGTCTCCGAGGAATTCATACAACTCTGCATTATCTGAGACAACTCGTGTGGCATCTTCTGCTACCATCGCGCTTACTTGAGAGATCGGAACTGACTGTGTTCTCGCTACTGACTTACTCAAAGTAATGACATCTCCCAAAGCCGCTGTGTAAACAGCAGCTTCAGACTTAGATACCTTTCGGAACATCGATACCAAAGCGTCTAGAATTCTAGTAAAGAATCCCCGCTGCGCTTTAGGTGGCTCAAGATCTTTAATCAGCGCCTGTAGTTTAGGCGATAGGAGGAATTTAGCTAAGAACTCATCGAAGTTCTCAAAGGCATCTTCCATGTAAGGATTAGATGGCCCTCTCCGATACTCATTCTCAGCGAGTTTAAACAACCCTTCCAGTCGAGTTCGCGCAGTTTTTTGGTTTGGGGTAAGGTTCTCAAGCGGCAAGTTAGCCACGTTGTTTAAGAAAGCGTGGACATACTCTTCAAGAAGGACATTCTCTAGGCCGAGTCCGTTTCCTGTTTTTGTGTTGATTAGCACGTTGTGGCTGCCATCCGTTAAACGGGAATAGTTACCCGCAAAATCAGCATCCACTTGAGTCATCTCGAAACTCACATTCCTGACGAAGCCTTCGTCCTCAAGCAAAAGGTTCGCCACCAATTTGTGAGACTTACTATCACTTGTCTTCGATATGATTTTAAGGGCTTCGATAACCGATTCGGGGTTCTGGGACTCCAGCCCTAAACGCTCAATCTCTTGGAGGTTTTCAGCCTCATAGATTGCTCGCTGCTTACCTGAAACGTGGCTTCTTGAGAAACGAAGCAGGGCGCTTTTGTTGATTGCTTTAACAAAACCCACGGCGTCTCTATCGGAGACTTCCTTACCTAAGGATTCTTTTAGCATTAAGCGAAGACCGAGAATAAATTGAGGGTCGTTGCTATCTAGGTTTGATAAGTAATTTAAATAGACGGCTTGTTTAAATGACTCCTGACCAAGCAGCTTGTTTTCTTTCAACAGTTTCTTGAATTTAAGAGCCTGTGACCCGCCATCGGTTTCATAGTTAGCAGATCTAAGAAAGTCCCCCATGTAACTTATGATATCAGAGACCTTCATCTTTTCGACCTCTGCGACCTGTCGGGCTGACGCATTAGGGATAATACCCTCAATAAAGAGGTCTTTAAGGGACTGTGTAAGTTCGGGCGAGTTTTCAATCTCTTCGACGCTTAACTTAGCTATTCCTCTAGCGGCTTGGGACACTTCGCTAAGATCCGTATCACGATCAATCTGCCCTGAACCAGCGAAGGGGTCCACAATAATGTCCCCTTCAAGGTTCGTCATTTGTTCGGATCTCATCCCGCCCGTGAGGGGATCTCCAAAAACTTCGGGATCGAGGTTGAGGTCAGAGAAAGATGAGACAATAGAATTTTGTTGGGCCATCTTCCTGCTCTTTTCTTGCGCGATATACTTCCTAACCTTCTTTTGCAAGATGGTCGGGAACGTCGGCATCATACCATTAGCGAAGTTAGCATTATTTAAAATTTGCTGGTTTATGAAAGCCTCGACAACACTAGCGTGGGATGCTCTTTCGCCTACCTTCACAAAACCTTTAAGCGTAGAAGCCAGTAACGACGCATTAACTTTTCCGTCTTTTACTAGACCGTCGATTGATGCGCGAGTAGCTATATCTCTAGATGCGAAGTTTCTAGCTTTCTTATTTGGCACAGCTAAGATGCCTCCGGCTGAGAAGTTGTGCTTCGTGCTTTTGACAAGTGTATCACGCATGGAGAACAAATTCAAAAGGAAGACGTATTCATGATAAGCCTCGAAAACAGGAGTCACACTCGCGGTATCGGAAACATCAAGCATGTCTAATCCTTGTTTCTGACTGTCCCTCAAGTGAATCTTAATTAGACTAGTATCCCCAGAAACCGACTGCACGTAATCGAGTAGTGAATTATGGATGTCTCCGTATGTTGACAGAGTAGAACCAATAGGGAGGGAGTAGCCACGTTCATTTAAAGGAGTGGCTCCGTGGGGCATAACCTTACTGTCCATGCCTGCTGAGATGAATGGGAGCTTCTTGAGATCATCGAGGCGGCTTTGATCCACTTGAGCATTGGTAATGTCATTCAACACGCTACCTACAATCTCTACCCCTACACCATAAACACGCGGCTTCTTCACATGTTTGACGTAACCATCTACGACTTTGATCGAAGGGTTAATGTTGAACATGTTTACGGAATCGGGAACGGGGATTCGAATATCTTGGGCCAGCATGTGGGCCATAAGGACAGGGTCATTATTAAATATCCCCCTACCTTCGACATCTAGATTGCCCTTAATAACTGTGCTTTTTACTTTCTGTCCTGTCTTAGGGTTGAAGTAAGTAATTCGCGGCCCTTCAAAGTTAGTTGTTTTTTGTTTCGGGTCTAACTCAATCAAAGGCCACTTACTGTATATTTTTTCAGCAAGGTAATCTGAAACGCTTGAAGTATCTTGCCGAGTCAAAGGAACTCCATAATTCTTACTTGAAGTCAGCCTTACTGGGAATCCAATGTTCTCTAGTTCAAGAACTACCGAAGCTTCTTGTTCTTCTGCTTCGGTTAACTGGTCACCTTTTTGGAAAAAGGCCAGATCGATCTGAGGTGTCTTAGTTGCTGGTCGGGATGCATTAGGATACAACCCAGCTTTAGCACTAGAGATAGACGCATCAGCGGCTGTCTTTAGTTCTTCAGGTCCAACTTGTTGCAGCTCCTCAACAAAAGAAGAAACTTCTGCGGCTTCTGCTTTTTGAATTAGAATAGCTTCATCTTTTGCCGCTGCCTCTGCTGCTGCCTCTGCTGCCTCTGCCTCAAGAGGCGTTAAGAGTGGGGGTTCCCCTGACTCTTCATTAGCCGCCCGCGTAGTAGCTAATTTAGGCGCCTCCGTATCCGCAGGTAATTTCTGCCCCGCTTCCTTTGCGCCTAGTTTAAAATATCTGCTAAGAACAGCCGCAGAAACAGGACTCCCAGTATCCCGCAAATTAAATTCTACGTCTTCGGCGATGTCGTTATACAGACGGTCTACTTGTGCAAACTTTCGCTGCTCGTTAATTTTTAGTTTTGACCCAATTTTTTGGATCACGGGAGCGCCTGCTCCCATGATGCCGCCAATCATAGCCGCGTGGAATGTCTGCGACAGTCTCTCTAGTAGTGGGGTGTCTTGATCTAGAGCTGCATCTTCTACAAAGCTATTAACGAACTGGTCAAGTCCCTCTTCCGCAGCTTCGTCAGTGAAATTCTTACCGACTGAGAACACTCTAGCAATTTTGCCATTTTTACTCATCGATTTAGAAACCGATTCACGGATCGCTTTCGATATAGTCTCGTTCTTAATACCTCCTGAGAAACTCGTTACTTTTTCAGTAGCCGTTTTCAATTCTCGGAAAGACATCCCACGTAAAAGGGCGTCATCTAGTCCCCCGCGACCCAAGAAGCTGAAACTAGAAGTAATAACTCCGGTTATAGCGCCACTCATTAAACCAGCACCTAAAGCCCTGTCCCTAATTTCTTCTTCCGACAAGTCGGTATTCGACCGGAGGTGGTTAGTGATACTACCGTATGTTGCTGCACCTGATCTGGTGGCTGCGGGGACAAACACTGCTGAAGTAATTCCGATCTTCTCAGCTAAGTTGCTGTTGAACCCTTTCATAACGTCATTAGTCAACTTAGCGTCCCCCGTCTTCACAGCCTCCTTAATAACTTGAGCTAGCGTCAGTGAATTTTTTCCTTTCCCCAATCCTAGCGTAGCAATCTTTGTAGGAGCCGTTTTAATTGTATGGCCCACTACTCCTTTAACAATCCCTTTAGCTGCTCCGAGAGAACCAGCTCTTACTGCAACATACGCAGCGCCCCCCGCGCCAGCCGCCGGAGCCGTAAACGCTGCCAGCACAGTCGTGGCGGCAATGTCCACCAACATAGGGGATATAGTCTCCAAGATTTCTTGGCCATACCCGTAGTCTTGGTTGAACAATTGAGCTACTTCCCTCCGGTCAGAACTACGCTGCGCGGATTCAGATAGATAGTTAATAGCAATATCATTACCCATAGCAGCGGGAATCGCAGCTAGGAGAGTCCCAAAGCTATCAAGAACCGACGCACCTACGCCTGCCGCTTTAGCGGTGAACTCGCTGTAGTTATCTTCGTTGGCTAAAAAATCGTTCAAGATTTTATGGTTCGCCTTGCCATCAACTCTGCCTTGCATAAGCGCGATGTTCCACTCGTCGTCAACACTACTCCTACTAAGAGTTTTAGCATAAACATCAAAATTTTGGTCTAAGACTACTGTCCTGTTTGCTCTTAAGATTTGGCGAGTCTCTGTTGGCAGCTCAGGTCTGGCTTTCAACATGTCGTTAAAAGCTCCTTCATTTACCATTGCAGCAGAGTGGACTACGGGAACTCCAAAAGAAGTAATCCTAAGATTCTTCCCTGCCTCTTCCCCCTCGTAGAATTCAAACATTCCACCAGCTTCGGCGGTCTCTAGAACAATCTGGCTGTATGCCGCTTCGATTTCTCCCCCACTGTATTCTTCGCCTTGAGTGAGGCCACTTTTGATATTTAGCTTTTCTGCAATAGACTGGATCGTAGACGTCCTGTCTATTTCTTGAGCCGCGTCTAAAGCTTCAATATTTTCTTGGGCTTCTCCGTCAAAAACCCCGCTGACAAACTCCCCGATGTCCTCAATTCGTCTTTTAGCCCAGTCCAGCACACCCTCATCTTCTGATTCAGCGAGGTTCTTTGCGTGGGCTTCAATTTGAGTTTTGAGGTCGGGAGAATCCTTAACCAAAGAATTAATCATTCCTTTGGCCTCGTTGTAACGATGCAGCTTAAAACGAGGGACAGTAGCTCCGGCAGGGATTACTAGTTGCTCTTGGGCAATATAAGCATCGGACAACGAGACGTCCCCCGCAGAAGAAGCTGCCAGTGCATCACTTAAGTTGTCAAACTTTAGGGCAGAGTTCCCCGCAATAATTCTCCGGTTCCCTTCTTTGTCCGTGGTAGCTATAAAAGGAAGCTCCTCCGAATTAAGCATACGTCTTTTTACGACGTCATATTGACGCTCGATAGCCTCCTCAGTTTCGGCCTGCAATTGATTGAAACTGCCTTCCTCAAAAGACTCAGGGTCTTCTTCCCGCATTTTTTGAGCTTCTTTAAACTCGGTGATAGTTGTCCAATCAGGGTCGTCTTGACTGATCCTAGTTTGGATCATGTCTAACTTAGCTTCCCTAGAAATACCTTTTGGCGCAGTAAGAGCATTATACCCTTCGACGTCCCCTTGTTCTAATGCCCCATTCTTAACTAAAGACGTATATAGCGAACTTTGAATATCCCCCTCCGCTTTAACTGACATCGCCCCCGCATCAATATACGTTTTACGTAGATAATCTGCGTAGTTAACGCGGCGGTCTACATCTTCTTCTTCAATAGATCTTTTAGAAGACCAAGCTGAGTATTTCTCAAATTCAGGCTCAGAAGAGCCAGTTAGTGAGCTAAAAAATTTCTCGTAGTCAGTCATAGCTGATAATATATATGTGTGTATGTGTGAGGGGATTTTAAGCCCAATCTGGAAATAGTCTATTCGTCGAAAGCTCCATCTAAAGGATTCGCTGCGTTGGTAGTAGGGGAATTCTCTGCCATTTTACTACTCAGTAATGAGAGGAGGTAACGATGCAAGTCGGCCCCACTCATTGAAGATAAAATACTCTGCACTTTCGCGGGAGGGTAGTTAGCACTGTCCACGAAAGAGAATATAGATTCTAAAACAGCTCTACTACCTTTCTCTAGTTCAAACTTTGCAGTATCCCCGCTAGAAATGGCTTCAGCTTTTCCAACAGCCGAAATTTCTCGCGGCTTTTGGCCGACAACCATATCGTAATAGGATTTATACGTCGAGAACCTTGCTTTACGGGACGCTACCTCCGCTGTTTGTTGTGCCGCTTGGATAGCTGCTGCTGCACGAGTGCCTTCCAATTCTTGACTACTTAGCATGGCCCTTTCGCGATCATCCAACACACCGTCTTTGTTTATCAATTCGTCGCGCAAAACATCGTCCCCCGAGGCCATCGCCATTTGCATATTCGCGTAATTAGCGGCCTGCTCTTTCTCCTCAAGTGCCTTCGCCTTTAGCCTATCTTGTTCGACTTTTGATTCGACGGCTTTCTGAGAATCTACAGCCTTAAACGCTGCTCCAAAGATGCTGGTAGCGCGTTGACTGTTCGCTAGATGAGGAGCATAATCTACTAGACCCCTACTAAGTTCTGCCGATTTCTCTAACGGGCTTAGAGTATCATCGTCGAGAATACCGTTAACCAACGAATCAATTTTTGGGCTGAACTCTAAAGCCTCGTTTTGCCTCTGCGCGGCTTCTTTGGCTTTCTGTAGGTCCATCTTTTGCTTCTCGTAAGCGAGATCCTGAGACCTCATCGACCTTGAATGCTGCTCAAGCTTCATAGTATGCATCTGCATAGGCATCAACGTCTCTTGGCGATACTTCATCGCTTGGTCGAAGCCTCTTTCGCCCATGAGCATTGGGAAATACTGCTGCCGGAGGGGCGCAATGTCTTGATCGTAATTAATAGCCATTTTCTATGTAACTAGTGGGTCTACTTCGCCATCATCTTTTGGGCGGTAAGCCCCATCTTTCCCTATTACCCGAGGTAAGATCGTCTTCGGATACTTTGTCTCCACTCCTCCTCCTCTTATTATAATCAGTATTCCGTTGTTCAGCGCGGGAATTCCCGTCTTCTTTACGCTGTCCTACATAAGATTTTGGAGCGGCAGGTGTGCCAGCGGTATAAGAAGAAGCAATACTATCTTGCTTATTAGCTTCGCGCGACACTTGAATTTTACCTACCATGCGCTGCATACGGGCAGCAGGTGTGTCGATTGCGGACTCATTCATACGTTTATCCTCTCCACGCATAGCCATCTCTTGTGCTGCCCCGCCATACCCCTGCCGCCTAAGCCTGCGAGCGGACCTGCGATACTTCCCGCTTTCGGGTCCAATAGCGCGAGCAGGTTGACTGAGCGGTGAACCACTACCAAGCTTGTAGTTGTCATCCTGCATCGCGGCCAGCGAGCCAAGCCCAGTCCCAAATTCGTTCTGGAACATGACATTCTGCGCGGCCTCTTCGGGTGAAGAGGTAGGGGCAGCAGTGGCAAAGTTTGAGGGCTTAATTAAGTGTTTATCCATTGTGGACTCAAAAGCTTCGCCAGACACCCCCTCATACTTGCCAAGCTGTTCTTTGGCTTGGCTATACATGTCGGGGGTCAGCTTGCCTCGCTTGGACAAATCCTTCATTTTTTTGAAGAAGTCCTGCTTCATAGTTGAACCACCACTCTCTTGAGCGTTAGGGTCGGACGGTTTAATTGAGTGTTTGGCCATTGTGGACTCAAAAGCTTCGCTGGACACCCCCCCATACTTGCCAAGCTGTTCTTTGGCTTGGCTATACACCTCTCCGGTCAAGCTGCCTTTACTTGATAAATTCTTCAGTTTTTTGAAGAAGTCCTGCCTGATATTATCTCCCTGCTGCCCCTCGTTTTTGAGTATCTCTTTTCTAGTAGCCATAATTACCAAAGGTGTTTGCAGGCCCGTCGGGATCGTTTAATTGCCACAAGGCGTAATTTACCAGAATACAACGAAACTGTCAACGGGAAGGATTTAGCCGAATGCTGGAAAAACGGCATGTGGGCATCTAAAAACTATTCTCCTAGCCCCTTAGTCCTATAGTATATATTTTATAGAACTAAGGGTCAGAGAGAATAGTTTTTAAATGCCCTATGCCGTTTTTCCAGCATTACGTCACTGATTCAAGAGACTCGTTTCGGGATTATCAAGCGCACCGCTAAGGCTTTTAATCGTAACCGGTTCCCTGTATCCCTTACCACTGCTGTCTTTCGGGGGATCTACGGCCACCATTCCCAGACGCTGACGGGCGCAATCGAGGGCCAGAAATGCGGCGTCAGCCAAGTCAGGACTGCGCCCGAAGCGCGATTTGAACTCCGGTTTCGACTCAATCTTCACTTTTAGCGACCCAGTTTTGACCATGTCGTAGTTGCGAGCGCACATTTCTTTGGCCAAATCGGACGATATTCCGTAGATCTGCCTCGTCCTCATCAGCTCTTTTCCGACAAACCAGAGTTCTGACACTCTGTTGACGTAGAGTTCCGCGCCTGTTAGCTGGCTATTCATGGAGACCCGCTTGTCGGAGGCTTTACCGCCGAAAGTGACCCGCATAAACGAACTCTCCCACTCACCCGCCAGAACGTCGCAGAATGGCGCACCCGCTCCGGTCGAGTCGAGCGCCACGTTATTGGGGAGGATATCGCGGCGTTTGCAGTGGTCGATGATTTGGTGGACGATCTGGTATGTTCGGGGAATCGCCTTGTTGGTCGCGTCATCATTGAGGTGGATCGCTTCACCTAACTTACAGACGTATTGGCCGTTACGGGCGTAGCCGACCTCGGCGGTGTACATAATCGTCCTGTCGCCACCGTTGGTGAACGCCGGATCGATTCCGGCGACGGTGGTTGGCTTGTCCGCCCAATCGACATCTGTCAAAGCTCCGCTCTTTACCATCTCGGCTTCAGAGTAGATCCCCGTCGTCTCGTCGCTGTCGAAGAAGATGGCGCGGACCATCCGCATGTAGCCGCGAGATTCTGGTCCTAGAAGCAGTCTGTCCTCCTCCAGCTTCTCGGCGGTGGGCAGCCAAGGATACTTAACCTCGCCTAACAATATATTTGGACTCCGCTCACCATCGAGCCGGATGTATTTGCCTCCCCATTTGGTGGGCCACTCGTCCGCAGTCTGCGTGTCAATCGACTCCCAGCCTTTCTTCGGCTCTGCCCAGACTCCGAAAGCGTCGAAGCGGCTACTCGGGTTAGACATCCCGATCATCTGGAATGACGGGTTCTTAGACAGGTTAGACAGTCCCGCATTGAGGATAGCCTCTGACAATTCCGATAGCTCGTCACCGATGAGTATCACGCGCTTCTGCTTGATCCCGATGAATTTGCCAATCGCTTCCCTCGTCTTCGACTTCTCGGCTGCGATAAGTGAGAGACCCGCTCTTTCGATAAGAGTGCCTTTCTCATCGATGTAGGCCGCGTTTCCAATCGAATCCCGAATCTTGATTGGTGCGCCGTCGATCACCGACAGCAAGGACATGACTGAACCCCAGATCCTTTTCCGTGCTTCCCGCAGCGTTGTAGAGGTCATCAGGACCAATGTATCGCGTGGCTGGCTCAACCACTGGACGATTCCCCATGCGGCCATCGTGTGTGATTTACCACTACTAGCTGACCCACCAATGGCGAGATACTTATCCTTCAGCGCCGCACGGATCATCTGTTCGGCCCAAGGATGGCGGACCATCATAGGCTCTGGCAGATCCTCGTGGTTCCAGAGTTCGTCGCAGATCCGCCAGAAGTAGAACTCCCTCGCCTTATTATTAGGGTGGTGTGCGAACCCGTAGAGGAGGGCGGTTATCTGGCTGGTCGGTTGGATTATGAGTCCGCCGATGTCCATCTTCTTAGATTGCGGGTCAATTCGCGGCTCTAGAACGCGCTTGCGCTTGTCTGCTTCTGAAGGCATAATTAAGTGGATGTCTGAAAAACCTATACGGGACTGCGAGGCTGAAGCTCTTCGACTAAACAAAGAAGGTTACAGTAATAGCGCGGTTGGTCAACACATTGGGGTCCACCGCAACACGATCCGCAAGTGGCTCAAGAAGCACGGGGTCGCCGCCAAGGTGAATGGGGACTTGGTCGGAGGTAAAGTTCTCGATAACCTGATACATAATACCGGCGTTAAGGAAGAGCATCTAAAACCGGATGCTGACAAGGACCAGCTCAAGGAAGACATCGAGGAACACTTCAATGAGACCGTGAGTTCTGCTATTGTTGAAGAAAGATTTAAAGCTTCCAAAGCGGAGGACGTCACCCTGAATGAAATCGCGGAGGCGCAGAACTCTCCGGCTGACAAATACCAGCACTACATCGCGGCGGCTGGAATCAAACTGCTTCGCGATTCGATTAAGACACTGCGTGGCCCGAAGACGATCCGTGAGATGTCGGAACTCGACCAGCTCATTCGGCGTAACTTAGGTCTTAACGCGAAGACGGGCGGCGGGAATGGAGGTAAGATGCAGATCGACATTTCGATCCTGAATAATTCCAAGGCGGATAAAGGTGGTGGTGCGATTAGACCTAAAAAAACGATTGACGCGGATACCGGAAAAGAGATTTAATGGCGTTGTAATGTTCCGAGACCGCCAGCCAGAGGTAAACCCGAAATTCATCACCCGCATCGATGAGGGGTCCGACTTCCGATTTTCGGTTAGCGAAGCTGGAGGTCTGTGGTATCGGGTGAATCCGTGCAACGGGCGCGAAGTATTCTACTTGCAGGCGCTGCCGAAAGGGATCAGAGTTCTGGTTCCAGCGGAGGGCAATGGAC